CGATTGGGCATTGATCCCCGATGTCATCGACGGCGACGAATGGGCGAATGATTCGCTGATCTACCAGTGGGCCGATTCCGGGTTGATCCGCTTCGGGGTTCCCGTCTAGCATCTTACCGAATCGCTTGATCCGCTTGCGCGCCTGAGCGTCGATTTCAGGACGGTCGCGATCGGCAGTTCGGGTCAATGGGCGACGCCCGGGACCGCGGGCTGGTGGCGCCGGATGAACGAAGCGATGGCAGTCATATGCGATGCCGAAGGTCGGCCGCGCTGCAGGCTTCACGGGCTTCGCATGCTTGATCCGGAGATATTCAGCCGGCTTCCGCTGGCAAGCGCTGACAGCACGAATGCCGCGGTGAACAGTTCCGCGGCGAATCGCTTCGGCATGTATATGCCGCCGACGAATTGGCAGCGCGCGGCGATCATCGCGGAAAGGATCGAAGCATTCAACAGCGCGCCGGTCTGGATCGATCACCCGCAAATCGAACTGTCCATTTTGGCGGGCGAGTCATGACCCACGCGATCCTTTTCGCATCGGCATTCGCGACGGTCTTTCTGCTGGTGTTCCAGCAACAGAACGTCATCCATCGGGCGCGCTGGCTTGGCAGCATGACCGCGATTGCGATCGGGCTTGCGCAATTAACGCTGTGGCGGGCCGTTCCGGACGCCAGCTTGTCGCAGCTTGCCGCGGTGCTGATCGGCGGGCCTGTTGGCTTTAATGCGGCGCTGACGGCGCATCCGTGGATTGTTCGGGCATGGAAACGAAAGGAGGGGAAGGATGGGGCTTGATGTTCTATCGGAAAGGGGAAGGAAAGCGGTCGAAGATGCGCGCGTCGGGCTTTCCTATGTCGGCAGGCAATACGTTGAAACCCCGCAGGAAACTTCAGCCGATATCGACGGATTTTTCCTGAGCCGCGACGGGCGATCGATAAGCGCGGCATTCGAGGCAAAGGCGCGGGAAATGTCTTTCCAGCAATTGCGCGGAAATTTTGGAAACGAATGGATTCTGACTTTTTCCAAAATGGAAAGGGGCGCCGCGATCGCCCGTGCGCTTTGCGTCCCGTTCGTCGGGGTCTGCTATCTGATCCCCGATGAAGTCACGCTGGTGATCACCATCGCGAATGCTGCGGGCGAAATCGTCGCGGATTATCGGGTCAAGGAAACGCGAACGCAGGACAATTGCAACGGCGGATCGGTGATCCGCGAGAATGCGTTCATCAAGATGGACCGCGCGCGGATTTATCGCCGCGCGGATTTCATCTGGTGATCAAGTCACCGAAACCGTGTGATTGTGCTTTTGCGCGCTCAGAACGCCGCCGCGCTCGGATTCAAGTTCAACCCGAAGTGATGCGGGCTTGGCGCCAGACATGGTGAATGGTGCGGCAGGCGGGGTGAATGCTGCGGTGTATTGCGCCGAGTTCGTAAAGCGAAGTTCATCAAGCCGCCCGGTAAAAAATGCGCCGGCACTCAAATCCGCGCGCCCTGCGATCCTGATCCCTTCGGTTCCCCATCTGGTAAACGATGTGCTATCGCTTATGGATTGCTTAAGCGCGCCATCAAGGAATGACCGGAGCGTTCCATTCGCGCGGCAGAATGCTACATGATGCCAATTCCCGTCATTCACCGCATCGACGGTCGAAACAAGGAGAGTGGTTCCGGTCGGCGCAGGCAGTGAGATCGCGTTCGTATTCGGGTCTGTTGCATTTCCGCCTGATTGCCATAACTGAATTCCCCCGGACCCGTTCGTTGAAACTTTCGGCGAAATAATGCGCGGAAAAGTAGCAAGCCCGGTGGCGTCGAAAGTCGTATTCACCCAAAATTCAAGCGTGAAGTTTCCGGTTCCCACTGAAAAAATCGAATCGGCAGGGCAATCAACATAATCGCCCGATCCATCAAACAGGCCGGAAGCGGTTCCGAATTGAAAGTCTGCCGTGCTGATCTGCGCATTCCCGTTCGCGGTCAGGGTATGGCCGGCTTCATCGGTGAACGTGGTGCTTCCGTTCGTTCCATCCATGTGAAGGAGCAGCAAGGTAGATAAAAGCGAATGCGTATAGGTAAGCACCGTCAGACCTGAAGCCGATTCGCGCAGCGCGTTCGACCCGCCATCGTAAAACCGAATGTTGTAGGTCACGCCGGCTTCCGGGCCAATGCTTCCGTCATCCTGATCGGTGATAGATGCGGTTTGCTGAAGGCGGTCGCGATGAAACCAGTTCACCGTCACTGAGTTCCCGCTAATGCTTGCGGGGAAATAGGATGACCCGAACCTGAATCCACCCGGCGGATATGGCCGATTGTGCCTGCGCGCGAACGTAATCGAATCGGCCGGCGCCGATGCTATTGCAAGGGTTCCGGACCCGGTCGATGGAAGCATTTTGACATTCATCGTTTCGCCGGTCGCGTATTCGGTTTCATCGACGCCTTGATATCCGTCAGCAAACCATATGCGCGCGCCAGCCGCATGCGTTCCCGGAACGGTATCAAGCACGCCACGCGATATTGTCGCGGTCCCTGCGGAAGCATTGATGGCGTCAACCCGAACATATTCATCGCCGATGACCGCGTATCCGCCAGCGACAACCAAGTCAACGTCTTCCATTGTCGCAAGGCTGATCGATGATGAAACCGCAGGACCGATCCCGGCGACTAGAGTTGCGCTCGGGCAAAAGTCGCCGATTGCTTTCTCGATATATTCAACGGTTCCGCCGGCAACGTCTGTCCAGATCTCATAATTCATCGCGTCGCCGCTTGGACGAACCGCAAGCGTTTGAAGATATCCGGAAAGATCGTCCACGTAATCAAGGTCGGCAGCAGAAAGGCCGCGCGCCAAATCCCAATACGGGGTTTCAACAAGTTTTCGATACGGCGCTGCAGCCGGAGCGCTGATCGGATTTGTCCACTGCGGGTCTTGCGGCGCTAGATAGGTATTAGTCGGGAAGGCGTAAATATCTTCGACAAGTTCAACGGTGATCGTCCCATCCTGCAGCGTCCCGCGATTGATATCGGCGACCCGAAAAACGACATCATCGATTTGGTAATCGGGCCACGACACTCGAATCACCCCGCCCGGGATCAAGTCCCATCCCTGCCGATTAACCTTGATCTGAAGCCGCGACAACGGGGTGGATGCAGCCTGAAGATCGCGCAGCGCAACCCGCTGCGCAAGGGCCGCGTTTCCAATCCCCGGATATTGCCGGGTCTGCGCGACCACGCCACCCTGAGTCTGGATATTCGCAAGGTCTTGAACGGTGACCGCCGAATCCTTGTTGGTATCGCGATCGCGATAAACGACCGTGACTTCGTTGATCGTTTCGCCCCATGCCTGCCGCTGATAATTCATCGCGGTCAGAATATTGGAAGGATCGAAAAGCGGGAGGCTTTCCTTGACGTAATCGCCGCGGATCAGCTTCAGGACAAACATTCCGGTATCAGGCGCGGTATAAACAATTCCGCCGATATGATCGAGAACCGACTTGATGAATTCCTCAATCGATGACTGCTGATTCCATATCATCGAAAGCCCAAATCCTTCGGCGTGAAGGGTATCGGCGGCAGAGGTAAACATTCCCGCATCCATCGCGCCGGCCGCATAACCCATTCCCCAATTATTTTCGGTCAAGCATTGGTAGATGATATGCGCCGGGTTCATGTCGCCCGAGATTTCGGCCTTTGCCGAATACCATGCGCTGCCGCTGGACCATCCCTGAAGGATTCGCTTCAGCTTAAAGGACCACGGCTTGACGTATGGATTATTTGCGCTTACCTGCCCGCGATTCCACACCATGCTCAGGACCCCGCGAAACGCAGACAGCGGCGCACCAATCTTCGACTCAAGATATGCGTTTGTCGTCTGCGATGCGCCGCCCATTAGGACATCCATTGCCCCTACGATGCCGCCCTCTTTCTTGTCGCCGCCGAACAAATCTGGCTTGCTGATCGAGATGGTGGAATTCGCGGTGACGCTTCCGGACCAAGCTTCGCGTTCGCCGACATCGATCCGCTGAATCTGATCAACCGGGCCATGACATAGGCCGAAATGCAGGCCCATGTAATACCGATATCCGACTGTGACCTTTTTCTTGCTACCCATTCATTT